ATGGTAATAATGAGGATTGAAAAGATGAAAAACGAAATTAAGATTTTTGAACAAAATAATATTCGTTCTGTATATGATGAAGATCAAGAAAAATGGTACTTCTCAGTAGTTGATATTATAGCGGTTTTAACAGAAAGTAAAGACCCTGCTACATATTGGAGAGTCTTAAAAAAGAGATTAAAAGAAGAAGGAAATGAAACCGTTACAAGTTGTAACGGTTTGAAAATGATGTCCAAAGACGGCAAAATGAGAAAGACTGATGCTCTTGATGTAGAAGGGTGTTTGAGACTTGTTCAATCCGTGCCAAGTCCGAAGGCTGAGCCTGTTAAATTGTGGCTTGCAAAAGTCGGATATGAGCGTATGAAAGAAATGGCAGATCCTTCAACAGCTATTGATAGAGCTAGAGATACCTATAAAAAATTAGGCAGGTCTGAAAAGTGGATACAACAAAGAATGATGGGGCAAGAGACAAGGAATAAACTCACTGACTACTGGAAAGACCATGAAATTAAAGAAGGTGAAGAATTTGCTATTCTTACAAATATCATTCATCAGGAATGGAGCGGCTTATCTGTTAAAGAACACAAGAACCTCAAGGGATTAAAATCACAAAATCTTCGAGACCACATGTCTGAGGCAGAACTTATCTTTACCGCACTTGCGGAACTTTCAACAAGACAAATTGCTGAGAGCGACAATGCTACCGGCATGGATGAAAATAAGACTTCTGCAAAGAAGGGCGGCAAAATTGCACGTGAGGCAAGGGAAAAGTTAGAGCTTCAAACCGGACAAAAAGTTGTAACAGACAACAATTTCTTGCCTGCAAAGAAACAAAAACTGATTAAAAACAAAGGACAAACTAAGTGAAGTTAAAGTTTAAACATCAAGAATTTCAAACAGAGGCAGTAAATGCGGTTGCTGATTTATTTACAGGTCAGGAGAAATCAACAACTACATTTTCTATTGACAGAAACCCCGATCAGATGAAGTTAATTCAAAATGATTTTGGTTTCGGCAATAAACTTGAAATAGATAACGACACACTGCTTTCAAATATGCACGCAATTCAAAGACGAAACAAACTCCCGTTATCTCGTGATTACGACAGCCGCCAGTTTTCTATTGAAATGGAAACAGGAACGGGTAAAACATACGTTTACACAAAAACAATTCTTGAACTCAATAAGCGTTACGGATTTTCAAAATTTATTATTGTTGTTCCGTCCGTTGCAATCAGGGAGGGTGTTTTTAAATCCTTGCAGGTAACGGAAGAACATTTTAAAAACCTTTATGACGGAATTCCTTACAGATATTTTATTTATAACTCGGCTAAACTTTCGGATGTCCGCCAGTTTGCAACATCAGGCAACATTGAAATAATGATTATAAATATTGACGCATTCAAAAAAGCCGAAAACATAATCAATCAGGAGCAGGACAAACTCAACGGCGAAACTGCTATGAGATACATTCAGGACACAAATCCCGTTGTAATTATTGACGAACCGCAATCCGTTGATAATACTCCGAAAGCAAAAGAGGCAATTCAATCATTAAATCCTCTTTGTGTTCTCCGCTACAGTGCAACTCACAGAGAAAAAATAAACCTGCTTTATCGCTTAACTCCTGTTGATGCTTATCAAATGGGGCTTGTAAAACAGATTTGTGTTTCGTCAAACTCTGTAACTAATGACTTTAATAAACCATATATTCACTTAAAATCAGTTTCAAACCAAAACGGATTTACTGCAAAAATTGAAATGGATATTGAAAGCAAAGCAGGAAAAGTAGAACGTAAAACAATTACTGTAAAACCTAGTGATGATTTGTTTATGCTTTCAGGAAAACGCAGTTTATACGAAGGCTATACAATTGAAGGCATTGATTGCACAAAAGGTTTTGAATGTGTTGAATTTACGAACTCCGAAACAGTAAAACTAGGCAAATCTATCGGAAGTATTGATGAAAATATAATCAAGCGTGCTCAAATATACAGAACAATCGAAGCACATCTTGAAAAAGAACTCCGCTACCACGATAAAGGTATAAAAGTTTTATCATTATTCTTTATAGATGAGGTTAAAAAATACCGTACTGAAACAGGCGAAAAAGGCATATATGCTCAGATGTTTGAAGAATGCTATAACGAACTTATGAGCAAAGAAAAGTATGCTTCGCTGAAAACTTATTTTAATACAGATGTTGAAAAAGCCCACAACGGTTATTTTTCACAGGACAAAAAAGGGATTTACAAAAACACTAAAGGCGATACCCTAGCAGATGATGATACGTATAATACAATTATGCGTGATAAAGAATGGCTATTGTCTTTTGATTGTCCTTTACGTTTTATTTTCTCCCACTCTGCATTAAAAGAAGGCTGGGACAACCCGAATGTATTTCAGGTTTGCACGTTAATTGAACAGAAATCAACATTTACCTGCCGCCAAAAAGTCGGACGTGGTTTAAGGCTTTGCGTAAATCAGGAGGGTGAACGGATTGAAGATAGAAATATCAACATCCTTCACGTCATGGCAAACGAAAGTTTTGCCGAATTTGCCGAAACACTGCAAACAGAAATTGAACAGGAAACCGGAATGAAGTTTGGTGTGCTGCAGCTTAGTGCATTGATGGATTTGACTTATGAGGAAAAAGTCGAAATTGAACATCAGATGGATGAAGCTTCAGCCTTTGATGTCTATGAAACACTTGTGGCAAACGATGTGCTTGATACTAAGGGAAACGTAAAAGAAGATGTAAAAATTGAAGAAATTGAACTTCCTGAAATAGCTGAGCCGCTAAAACAAGAAGTCAAAAAAATAATGAAACAGGCTGAACCTGTAACTTTTGAAAAGCTTAAAGAAGTTAAATGTGTTGAAACCCGTATTGAAGAAAAAACATTTACGCACGAGCAAGCCTCAGAGATTATGGAAGAACTCAAAGAAATGAAAGTAATCTCAAAAGAGGGTAAAATAAAAGACACAATGAAAGCACAGCTTAAAGCCGGCAAACTTGATTTGAGTGAACGTTATTCAAAAGCCGCACAACGTGCAATTATTCAGGCATTAGAAAAAGCCGACAACCGCCCTGTTATTCGTGACGCAAATAAAGAAGTTACGGTTAAACTGAAAAAGCAGGCAATTTTATCCCCTGAATTTAGAGAACTGTGGGATAAAATTAAGCAAAAAACAACATACAGAGTAAATATTGACACTGAAACTTTAATTAAAAACTGCGTGAAAGAGCTGTCTGAAATGCCGGTTATTCCAAAAGCAAAACTTGTTTCATCAACTGCAGAAATAGAACTTGAAAATTCTGGAGTATCCTCAACAGAAATGCACAGAAGAAGTTTGGATATTGCAGGCTCTTATGAAGTTCTGCCGGATATTGTCAGATTAATTTCAGCCGAAACACTTTTAAAACGGAGCGACATAATCCGTATATTGCAAGAAAGCGGCAGAATAAAAGATTTTATAAACAACCCTCAAGGATTTTATGAAAAAGCACTTGAAATAATCTCACGCAACCGCCACAGTCTGGCTATTGACGGCATAAAATATATTAAACTTGCAGGCGAAGAATATTATGTTCAGGAAATTTTTGACAGTGCCGAACTTCTTGCAAACCTTGACCGAAATGCTGTTCAGGTAGAACACAGTGTTTACGATTATTTAATTTACGACAGCGGAGTTGAAAGCAGGTTTGCAAAATCTCTTGATGAAGATCCGGATGTAAAAATGTTCTTCAAAATTCCGCCAAGGTTTAAAATTGAAACACCTATAGGAAGTTATAACCCTGATTGGGCGGTGTTCTTAGAAAAAGACGGCGAACAAAAACTTTATTTTGTACTTGAAACAAAAGGTACAACAAGCCTGTTTGATTTGAGAAGTCCTGAAAGATTAAAAATTCATTGCGGTAAACAACACTTTGACGCCTTGCAAGACGGTATTCTGTTCTCAGAGCAACCGGTTAAGGATTGGAAAGAGTTTAAGGTTAACATATAATTCATGAAAAAATGTGTATTTTGTGGACAAGAATTTAGTGAGTTAACAGAAGAACATATTATTCCTAATGTTATATGCGGAAGAATAAAATCAAAAAATTTATTGTGTAAAAATTGTAATTCTTGGTTGGGCGACAATATAGATAATGCATTTGATGGTGTTTACAACCAAATAATTAATATGTTTAAAATCAAAAGAGAACGGGGAATGCCACAACCTGTACTGGTTGATGATTTAAACAGTGAACAACAATATTTGTACAAATATGGCGGAGAATATGAACTTGCAGATGTATATATAAATGAAACCCCATTGCATCAAAACGGTTTTAGTTTTCAAATTCAGGGGAACAAAAATAAACAACAAATAAAAAACAAGATAGGTCAAATTCTTGCAGATAAAAAACAAGAACTTGAAAAACTTGGTATTGATTACAAACAGGAAATAAGGAAACAGCATAATATCATTGATGCTGGCTGGGCAGCTATTTCTCAAAATACTCACAAATTTAAACCCTTTATGATTAAGTTAAAATTTGATTTTGGTGGGAAAGGTGTAGCATTAGCCGTTCTTAAAATTGCATATTTGTTTTTTAAAGAGGTTAAACCTGATATAAAGATTGATGATACTGAAATAATTAATATTTTAAAAAGTCAATCAGATAATGTTTTTGACAGATGCATCTATTACTCACTTGCTAGTGATTTATTTAAAGAAGTACCTGATGAAATATCTCATTATATATATATTAGTGGGTCAAAGGAGAAGAAAAAGATTATTGCATATCTTAAACTTTTTAGTATTACTCCTTATGTTTGTATACTGAATGATGATTATAATGGGAAAGACTTTAATGTTTCATACGGATTTAATTTACTTTCTCAACAAATATTTACTCCTATTTGTAATGAACTTGATACTGTAGGTAATTTAAAAGAACTGCTAGATTATGCAAAAAATTTTGATAATACGAGAATACAAATAGAAAAAGACATATCTAGAATTATGGATTTGTACTACAAGTTAAATCCGAAGGCACGATACAATGAATTACAACTAGATGTTGATATGTATTTAAGGACACTTGTTTGTGATTCTATTGTAGATACAGAGTTATGCCAATTTTGTATAAATAATATTAAAGGTGATTATACAATAAATCTTTCTGAAGATAATAAGATAAAATGCACCAAGATGTTTGCTGATGCAATAATTAATGCTTTGGATTTGATTTTAAAACAGAATAATGCTATTCCAAATAATTCATCGTTGAAGCAATTATTTCCTCAAAATCTTCATCAGTAAGTTTTAAATAAGGACGTGCAGGGATTTCAACCGATTTATTCCGCCCTGCCTGTCCGCCGAGTTGGTGTATTGCAGCATAAACAAGATTTGAGCCAATTACAGCAGAGTCATTGTCGTAATATGTACTTATTGATGATGCCAGTTGACCTGAAACCTGTAAAATTTGTCCGGGGTAATGTCCTGTCTTCGTTCTCTGTTTTTTTGTTGATTCGGCTAAATCTATCCACTTATCAGGTCTGCCCTGTTCTTTAAAGTTTTCTTCGGTATAATATGCGAAAATACCTGCGATGTTTTTCATTAATGGTCGCAGGTTTTCGCTTCGTTTTGCCAAATCAAGTAATCTTGATTCAACCTCTTTATTATCAAGTTTTATTTCAATTGGTTCACTCATCTAGTGTTCAACAATCTTAATATACTTTGAAAATTTACTATTTACATATTCATTGAATTTATCAATGGTAGTTTTATCCCATTGATTACATACATACCATATTTGACCGTTACAATTAATTTCTGTGTATCGTTGCACTTTGTCAATATCTTGATTATACTCTTTTATCAAGTCTCCAGAACTTGAAGCAAAGGTTCTTTCGAAATTATTCTCTTCAAAAAAAGCAAAATCAGAACTACTTAAAATATTGTTACTAATCAAGTATTGAAGTGTAATTTCTGGAACTCTGGCTTTTGGAATATTAGTTTCTTTTTTATTTGAAGAATTTATAAATATAATGTCATAACGTGTATAATCTTTACCAGTTTTTTCTAGTGTAGAGTTTGAACTTATATCGACAATAAGTTTTAAAAGTGGTTCTTGTATTTTTTCGTAATCTTCTTTTATGCTTATTTTATGGCATTTTTTTAATTCTTCTAAAATGTTTTCTAAGTTCATAAATGACCTCCTATAAAATACTTTGTGCTTACATTATAATACATAATATGTAAATTACAAGTATTTTATAGTTTATAGCTTTACATTTATTTGCATAAATCTTCTTTAATAGGATAATTTGCAATCAAAAGTTCTTTATAAACTTTATTAGCTCTGTTAGTACCTTCTCTGTTGTTGATTCCGTTTTGTCTTTCAACTTTAATCATTTCATATCCTTTATATAATTCACGAACTTTTGGAGAATCATCGTATGAAAGTAGAAAACGCCCTTTGATGTCTTTTAAAACATCTCTTAAACGTTCGTGGTCAAAGTCTGCGGTAGATGTTACTTCATAACCGCAGCCCGAAGTGTACGGCGGATCGCAATAGAAGAAAGCACCTTCAAAATCGTATTGTTTAATCATTTTTTCAAAGTCACGATTCTCAACCATAACTTTATCAAGGCGTTTGTGGATTGCATCGATTTTTTCTAAAACATTGCGTTGAGATTTTGAAGCTCCACCACAAGATTTTTTTACAGTTCCAAAAGTATCACCACGACCTCCAAATGAACGAGTGATTAAAAATAGAAACTGTGCTGCTTTTTGGATATCGGTAATAAAAGTTCCGTTCAAAAATTGGAAGAACATCTCACGAGAGCCTAAAAGATACTGCAATTCTTCTTTTAAAGCATTCGGGTGGTATTTTACAATTCTGAAAAGATTAACCAATCTTCCGTCAAGGTCGTTGTATATCTCTAAATCAGCCCAACGGTCCTTATAGAATAAAACCCAACCTGCACCGCCGAATGGTTCAATATATGATTGGATATCCGTAGGAACTAACGGTGCGATACGTTTGCGGAGTAATCTTTTTCCGCCAACCCAGTTTAATAAACTTTTTTTATCAACTGTCATTCAAAACTCCTTTAATTATTGTTTAATTGGTGTTCAAATATCATTCAACCCACTTGCAGGGTTATGACTCCACCCGACATCAGGGGCAATTTTTTTACCGGTAAGAGGGTCTGTATAAACAGTAACGGGCTTATACTCACCCGATTTTTTAGAAACTAATCTCATTTCCTGAGACAAAGTTCCAGTGGAATTACCCGGCTTTGCATCTTTCTTTTTGAGGTTATAATTTGAAAGAGCGTTAACTCTGCAACGGCATCTCCAACCGTTCGGTGGGTAAAAACTTGCCCAGAACGGATCATCATATCTGTAAATTAATCCATGCAGTTGTGCGTGTTCGGGTCTTGTTCTGTTATCAAGGACAGCAACGTATTCCCAATACGGTCTATTGTCCACATTATCCATCTGAGTTTTATACCGTCCTGTCATATATGAAGTCTGCATATTAACGGCATAGATGGTTTTTAATCGGTACATTGAGCCAAGCTGAACTTTTTCTGCGTTGCCTTGAGTATCAACAACAATCTGTTCTCCCCACCAACCTTTCTTTTGCAGGGTTGGTTTGAGTTCTTTTTGAAACTCTCTGAAAGTTTTTCCCTCAGACAAGGCTTTATCCAAAGCAGAGCGAATATCTTTTAAAATATCCTCACGCATAACTTTGGCAACGGTGAAAGTCTTTTTATGTGCATCTTGCCATAATTCATACCAATCCCAAGTGAAAGTTTGACCTTTTCGCTTGAAATATTTTATTGCTGCTGCCGGAGCAAGTTTAAATAAGCCTTTAAGTTCGACTGCCATTAATACTTCACTCCTATGAAATCCAGAACTTTGCCGCATCCAAGTTGGTATATGCAATAGTCATATTGTTTTGGATGAGAATCTTTCATTCTTTCAAAACGATTCGGGGATTTTTCTAAATGGCATCCAAACATACAGAACATACAGCCCGTTCTCTGCTCTCTTGTAGTATAAAGTTTTCCCTTTTTGTCTTTTTTTATTTCGCCATAAATAGAGCTATACGGAATATTATAGGTTAATATGTACTCTAAAATATCCTGTTCTGTCCAAAAGCCTAGCGGCATAGAGTATGGATTTTTTGAATTAAAAGAATTACAGCCATTCTTTAAATAGACATTTGTTCTTAAACGGCTCTCAGATGCCATTGTTGCAATAAATCCTTTTTTACCGGTTTCTTTTTCAAACTTTCTAAAAGGTCGTTTTTTCATTATTTCACAACATTTATTAGAAATTTTAAACGGTGCATCTAGTAAAAACTTCCATCGACTGCAATTATAAATAGAGGGATTGCCATTTTTATCTTTCAATGTTCCGTTCAATTTAGATAATCTTACTGTAGTTGTTCCGTCATTTTTTGCTAATACTTTTCTAGATTGTTCAATAGTATCGGCAACCTCTTTACTAATTACAGGATATCCGTAGTTTTCAATAACCTTATTAAACTGTAGTTCAGGACGAATAATTGTTACATTTTCGCATGATTTTACAAATTGTTTGATTTCTGGATATTCTAAACCTGTATCAACAAACACAGCCTCAACATCCGGAAACACTGAGCGAACAAGATGTAAAAGAACTGTAGAGTCTTTTCCTCCGGAAAAAGAAACAAAAACTTTACCATCAAAGTGTTCGTAAAACTCTCTTATTCTGCGTTTTGACATTTCTATTTTTAAATGTAATGGTAAGCTCTGCCGCTGTTTAAGGAAGTTCCTTTTCAAAGCAGCTTCTTCAGGGATAATTTTATACATAATCTTCCTATTTGTTTTGTAAAATTCTCGTTTCGGCGAGTTTTGTATATTCCGGATTGAGTTCAATACCAATCCATTTACGGTTTAATCTGTTTGCAACAACAGCAGTCGTTCCGCTGCCTATAAACGGATCTAATACAATTCCATCTTCAGGGCAGCCGGCTTTGATTGGTATTTCTAAAAGTGCCGGAGGAAAAACCGCAAAGTGTGCTCCATGATATGCGTGAGTGGCAATACTCCAAACTGTTCGTGTATTTCTGCCTGATATTTCACCACTGAGCATTCGTTTTTGCAGACGTTCAAAATTTGTTTTATTTAAACCCTGATAATTAGCACCTTTATTAATTCCGCATCCGCTTTTGCAGCGGTCATAAGTTGACTGTTTGATAGGCTCTAATTGTCTTTCAAAGTAATATTTTTTATTTTTGGAAAAGAAAAACAGGTATTCAAAATCTACTGTAAATCTGTCCTTTGCACTTGATGGAGTTGCATTAGGCTTTTGCCAGATGATTACATTGCGTACAGTCCAACCTCTGTTTGACATTTCAATAGCAAAACGGAACGGGATAAGAAGTAAACTTTTTGAATATTTCCCACGAGTATGGGCAACTTTTTGCAAATGTTCAACACTCTTTAAAAAAGAGGTCTCTCCTTTTGCTTTAACACCATAAGAGGAATTTAAAGAACAACCGCCATAAGTATCACCAATATTTACCCAACAGGTGCCGTCATCTTTTAAAACACGTTTTACTTCATCAAAAATGTCACAGAGATGATTAATGTAGGCATTAAAATCAGGTTCTGTGCCGAGTTCTCCAAGCCAACCATCCTGCCATTTAACAGGATCAGTTTTATAATCACGCAGTCCCCAGTATGGCGGAGAAGTAATACACATATTTATGGAGGCATCGGGAAATGTTTTTAAGATTTCTAATGCGTTACCTATATGGATTTTATTCAAGTCCATCTGACCTCCCTTGCAGTTCACACAGGAAAAGTGCTTTTTGAAGAGATTGCTCAAACTTCTTTGAATGCAGGTTTTTATCCGTTAAAAGTTCGTAAGCCTCATCAAAGTCATCACAATCATCAAGCAATGAAATCAAAGGCGAAATTATCTGTTGAGACTGTTCATTTAATTTCTTTGTTGAAATAAACTCAAGCAGATTTTCTATCTGGTCTTGTCCGGGAACGGATGGCTCGTTTTCCTTGAATTCCTTAAACTGAGAATTTGTTGCAGGGATAACATCTTCCCTGATATCAAAATCCTCATCTTCAAGACCGTAGGCTTTAATAAAATATTCTTTAGTGAATTTAACACCGGTATCGGAGAGAATTTTGTCTCTCTGTGCAAGAGTCAAATCAACATCTTCCGGTGCATATAACTGAAATATCGGGACTTCTTCATTAGAGAAATTAATTTCATAAATCCAACGAATAAGCTGGTTTATAACACTTTCAACGAGTTTTTTATCAGAATCAATAATATCCTGACGAACCGCCATGTGCGTATTTGCAGCCGCATAACTTCCTGTTGAACCGATTTCGGTTGTAAGAGTTTGTCCTAAGATTGCTTTTGAGATTTCAGAATTCATCTTGTCGATGAGTTTTTCATAAATCTCGGCAGATGAAGATTTATTAGCCTCTTGGATTTCTACAGACGAATCATCAGGAATAACAGCGATTGCATCTTGAACCATATCCTCAAGCATATCTGCGAGAGTCGTGGTTTCTTCTCTTGATGCTCCACGTGGGTGTTTGCCTATCAAATGAGGCATTCCGTATTTTTCCGTAAATACTACCCAAAACTTGAGTCCGCCTTTTTTGAATGTAACAGACCAAAAGACACGAGATAACGTTCTTTCGCCGTAAGGGTTGTTGTAACTTGGATTATTTTGAGCAAGCAGGAATTTTTTATCCGGAACAATTTCGCCGTAATAATTTTCTTTAGTTCTGAATTTTAGATTATTATCATCATCAAAACAAAACCATTCCGGCGGCTTTGCAATAATTTTTTCAGGCAGAACGTGTCCTGATTTTGTTTTCTTCCAGATAATCTCTAATGGCTGATAACCGAACTGTGTTGCATCAAGAATATCATTTATTAATTTATGAATATCCAGTTTTTTAAGTAATTCTTCAATCGCTTCAGCGTTTTTGTCTTTATCCAAACCCCGATTGATTTCCCAATCGAGAGATAAAACACCTGCTTTTCTTGATTGAGTGCAGGCAAAAACGTGCGGATCACAAAGCAATTCCTTATAAATCCTAATATCCTTGCCCTGTTTTCTGAGAACAATATCAGGGTCGGGGAGAATGTTTGCCAGAGAATAAAAGTTTAATGCTCGTTTTCGGGTCGCAATTTCTTCTGACAAACTTTTTTTAGAGTTTGCTTTTTTGAGAATAGAATCGTCTGTCATTAAGCCCCCGTATTCTTTTTGAATGTGGCGAGCATATCGACCATTCCGACTTTGTAGATGTTTTCAAGAACATCTATTTCAAAAATCTCCACTCCGTCAACGATTAACTTGGCATAGGTTACAGCCATAGTTGTTTCATATTCGGCATTTTCCTGCGGCTTAATATTGCCGAGCGGAAATTCTTTGAAAGTTCCGATTAAAAAAGCAGTTGCAGGAACTTCCTTAATTCTTCCCGTTCCGTTGTAAGTTTCAAGGTTGGCTCTAACCTGTATCATTGTTGCTAAGAACGGATTAGAACATATTGCCATAACACTCGGATAAAGTGCATTCCACTTAATTTTGCATTCAAGTTTATCAATCCCGGCAAAAAATTCAGCAGAACCGACCATACCGAGAGCCTTATGCTCTGCCATTTTATGCTTAATCTGCGGAAGCTGTACTTCTTCAGCACGTCCGAGCAGGTTGATGCCGTTCATATAAACATTGGCGTTGGTTAATTTGTTTATTTCAATTTTAGACATATAAACTCCCTAAGATTTTTTGAAAAGACCGCAATCCCTAATCTCCACGTCCGAATAATGCATAATGACATACTCCTTGCTGATGGCTTGGATTAAGGGGCATTTGTAAATGTTTTTGCAGTTAAAGCAAATGTCCGCACAATCGGTGTGAACCTCTAAAACTCCTCTGTCATTAACAATTGCATACATTATGAACCGCCCAGAGATTTCAACAGTTCAATATTGATGAACGATTCAAACGTAATTCTTTCAGCCGGAGTCGGAGGCATAAATTCGATGTCGAACGTTAAATGTCCGTTTGCGATTTCCGTTGCAGGGTTTTTATCCTGATTGAATGTACATTTACCGTCAATCAATGCGCCTCGACCGATTAGGGTTCGGATAAACTGGTTTACAGTTTCGCAGATTGAATCAATTAAACCGTTATCAATCGGGTAATCCATGAATTGAAGCATTGAATATTCAACAGACTCGTGAAGAATATCAGCGGTTCTTCTGACGTTTATAAAATTGGTCGGATTTGTTGAACTCGGATAAGCAGCAGACCTGTTGCCCCACGTCCTGAAACCTGAGCCGTAAGAATTGAAAACAGTTACAACACCGCATTCATTCAAAGCGTTAACTTCAGAAGTCGGGTCATTAATCATTGAAGTTAATTGCCGTTCAACTCCGACAATTCCTTGAATTTCAGTATTAGAAGGCGACCAGTGATAACCTTTCTCGACATCTTTTGCCGCAATTACACCGGCTAACCTTTGAGAATATGGCTGCAATTTTATGGAATCAGAAGTTGCATCATATACCTTTAAGTGCGGATAACAAAGAATTATACGCTCAGATGAAGTATTGAAATTGATTGTACCTTCAGGCCCACGACCTGAAATAACTTCTTGAACAGAAGCACCGACAGGTGCATCAACAATACCCATCGCACGAATTTTATTACAGATAGTATTCATCTCGGTAACGACAGCCGTTTCCTCACAAAATACAGGTGCAATAATAGTTTTAGGATAATAGCCAAATAAGGAATAACAATCCTCAAAGGCTTTCATTCCGGTGCGTTTTCCTGTAAGTGCATCAACACTTCCGTTGATTTCGCCGACTGTAACATCTGAAACATCTTCGTGTTTTTCAGGATCATAGACGTTTATAACAATCGCAATCCCGGCACCCTGATCGAATATTGCTTGCAGGGCTTGAGGAATAGTAAATCCGGCTTTATGATTGCCGAAATACCTTACAGCCTCAATCTCATTCATAATCAAAGTCGGGGTGTTGATTGTTTTGTACTCGTCTTCAACATCTTCAATCGGTGCAGTTCCGACAATTCCGACAACAGCAGTTTTTACTGTAGTAATTGTTCTTGCACCTTTTGTAATTTCTATGGTTTCAACACCATGAAGAAAACTTGCAGGCATATATATAAACTCCTTGGGGGTAAAAATTAAATTTCTAAATCTTGTATATTTGTTGTGGTTAGTGTGAAATTAACTCCGTATTGCCAGATACCGGCTTTTTCGGAGATGAAAAAATCTTTTGATGGACTTAATTTTGAGCAACCGTCAGGTGCAAAACCTGTAAGGACGGCTTTAATTTTGTCGATATATTCGTATGCTCCCTCGTTTTTTCTGAGGTTTCGGGTTACAACAGTAATTGAAAATTCTTTTTTGTTTTCCTGAGAGATAAATCCGAGTGCATCTGTTGAAGTGTAGTTACTTCCCTGATAATGCACAAGCAAAGCACCGATTGGATGGAGTAAGATAAATTCCGCAGGCTTGTCGGGAAAACCTTGAACAAGGACTTCGGAGAATACTGTTTTTAATTTTCCAATTATTGCGTTTTCAATATCACGTATATTCAATAAATAAAGCTCCTGTGGTACTCGGACTTACGTCCTGCGTTCCTACGTCGCCATCGAACGGTTACGCCCTGCATCGTCTTTGCCTACGCAAAGCCGTTTCGGGCTTCACACACGGCTCACGCATTTAATATTCAAACATCCGCTCCTTGCTAAAGAGCCTGTCAATTATCGACTTATTTGTTTTGTATTCTTCAGCATTAAATCCTGCGGTTTCAAAAGAATCGTTTTCGCTTTGCAGGGAGATAACACCTTTTTGAATATCTTTGAGAGTTGAGATTGCATTTTTGTAGTTATTTTCAATAACTTCCGGCATTTCATCTCTCATACGTCTTGAATACAGGCGGTGAATACTTAAATCAATGGCAAGAATTCTGAGTAAAGGAAAATGGGCATCTAAGGGTAGAGTGTATCTGCCACGAAGATACCCATCGATGAGCGTAGAAGAATAAAGGATAGCCTCTTGGGCAACGACACGATCGACAGCTTCTTGCCCATCATCAGAAGTGAGCTGGATAAGAGTAGGGGTAGAGGTTTGTGTTTCGATATCTTCGATCGTGCAATAATCCATTTTATACTCCTCGTATAATTCTTATTTCCTGACCTGCGGTTCCGGCATCAAGAGCATAGCCGTTTGTAATGGCTGAATCTGCAACTTTAACTGCTTTACCTTCTGCATCAGATGCAATAGCATCTCCGACAGCGATTGTTCCTGCGGCTTCAACAAGCAGAATTCCTAAAACCGCAACAGGTGCATATTCACCTTTAGCGGTTGAAACATCTGAAACACCGAGAGCCTTAGCACCTGCGGCACAATAATTGCCGTCAAATCCGATAAATCTGTGCTGTTCCAAATCCGCCGCAGCAAGTGCAGAATCAATTAACAGAGGTTTGTATGTTTTATTTGTTGTCATCAGAACCTCCTTTTTCATCAGCTTTTGATTCTTCTTCCGCAGTTACGGTTTGAGCTTCAGTTTCGGTTTTTGTTTCTGCTTTTGTCTGATTTTTAGCAGAGGTTTTATTTTCAGACTTCTTGTTCCCTGTTGATGCAGTTTTAGAAGTTTGAGTTTGTGCTTTAGATTTTGCAGGGGCTGACTGATTCGGCAGAAGTTCCACAAAATCTTCAAGACGTTTTGCTTGAGTGTCATCAAGTTCAATGGTTGAACCTTCTTTATACACAGTTTTATTGTGCATGATTGAGGTGTGTTTAACTTTGTACTTCAGAGCCATCAGAACCTCCTTGTCCACTTGTTTGTGACGTTTTTGCTTCACCGTTTACTTTTGAAATTAAGTACCCGGCTTCAGCACCGACTAAAAACGGTGTGTAAATGTCGGTAGCCCTGATATACTTAACTTTGTTGCCCTCTTTCTGGTATTCATCAATTTGCAGGGCATCTTTTTTGCGGACAGTGTAACCGTAAGACGGATCGTATTCCGTTCTTGAATTGCCAAGATTCGGGACGTAAGCAAGGACAATGTTGTCCTGCCAGATTCTGACAAAATTTCCGTCTTTATCCGCAAAGATTGATTTTCCGATGAAAATATTTTCAATCTCGAAAATTTCTTTTAATAAATTAATTGTTACTAATTTATTGAGATTGTCGGAAATCAAACCTTTAAGCTGAGGGTGTTTTTTGAGGGTTTTCCAAGCTGCTTGCCCTATAATCATAGTGTTCGGGTCTTGAGCAATTTTAGAGGAAACCGCATCTTTTGCATCATCGATTACACCCTGCGGATCAGAATTCTCATCGGTAAAACAAGATGTGCCGGACAATAAAATTTTGTTGCCGGTAGGATATTTTGACTGGTCTTGAGCCAAATCCGCACACTGTTTTTCAAGTTTCAGCTTCAAACCTTCCGTTACAACATTAGTTGCGTGAAGTTGTAATTTGACTTTTTCTGCCTCCTGTTCTTCACGATAATCAATCGGGTATGACAAATCGTGTTCAGCGAGGGTAGTTGTATGTTTTTTGAAACCTTGCGGCGAGATAACATTTGAATTCGCTCTTATTGCACGTTCGGTATCGTAAAGATTGAACGCTTCCTTGTTGAATTCAAAAATGTCAATTTTTTCTTTCTCAGAAGTAATTTCAGGGAACAGATGCTGAGCCACAAAGGCATTATTACTGTAACCACGAGCGACCTCTGAGAGATACGCATTTATGCGTAATTCTTCAAGTCTTCCCATTTAAACTCCTTTTATATCAATGTTTCGGGGTATTACTTATTTAATTTGAGCAGTGCATCTTTAAATGAGATGTTTTCTTTTGCAGAAAGAGCCTTAGCCTCTTTGAACACCTCAAGGCTTTCCTCATCTGCGTTTGCAAATTTTTCCACATCTTCATTTGTTTGGTCTGTTTGCTTTTCTTTAGTGGCAAACTCACCGTATTTTATTTGATTCGGCAGGGACTCAATAAAAGATTTGAAGTCGAGAACGACTGTTGAATCCTCGCCGAATTTTTTGACATTATCTAACTCCTGAAGAACGGATAAGACAATATTTTTGTTTGCAGGGACTAACGTTCCTTTTTCAATTTGTTTGTCGATGAATTCTTCAAATTCTTTTTTCTTCAAAGAAGTTTTAATGTCATTCAATTCTTTTTCGATTTCTTCCTTACCCTGAGCTTTTTCTTTAAAAGTTGCGACTTCATCGGATAAGGCAGAAATTTTTTCTTTTAAGGATTTGATTGTTTCAAGTTTTTTGTTTGATTCCTTGAATGTTGTAAGCTGATTTTCAAGGTCTGCAACCTGATTTTTCAAATCTTCAATTTCTTGTTCCGAAAATTGTTCCGGCTCATCTTCAGCATTGAATTCAAAAGTATCAGCTTCTGATTCCATAAATTTGATAGGTTCTAAACCTTTAACCTGCGGAATAGCAGCACCGAGGAATGAAACGGCTTTAAGGTATGCACCTTTACCTTCAAGATTTCTGTATAATTCAACAGAAACTTTTTTGTATTTGCCGTCATTGACGTCTTTTTCAAACTCTTCCGGCACTTCTTTAAAACTCACTTTGAGTTTATCTCCGTCAGCTTTTACGGTATCAACCCATCCGTAAGCGGGTCCTGATTGCTGATGGTCAATTGTAATTGGTGCTTCACAAAATTGCGGATCATAGTTTTTTGCAATCTGTGCGATTTCTTTTTTTGTAAACTTCCCTTGGGGGTAAGTTCCGGCTTTAAAAACTTCAAAAAATTTCATTAAATTAATTTCTCCATATTACACTTTAAAGGTGTCCTTTTAAAAAACTGTATATTCGGAGTATAAACGTTGTGGCTTAACGGTTTCAAAGGCATAATGACAGCAATTTTTACATGTAAAAGTTCACTAAAAAATTCAATGTACTAAACACCTTGAAAAACTCTCCTTATAAGATTTAGACTGCAATATATGAATTAAAAAAAAAAGGACACCTGTCCTTTTCTTTCGTTTCATCCTGTTAATAAATAGAGGAGTATTATGGATTTTATTACTCAAATTTCCCCGTTAATAGAAAACATTGGTTTTCCTGCACTGGTGTTTGCCATCTGGTATATTTACCACCAATCACAGGTAAAAGCATTTGAAACAATTATTCAGGACAACTTTGAAATCTTAAAAGACCTGTTGGAAACAAATCAATACCACGCAGCACTTCTTTCAAGAATCGAAAGTAAAATCGACAACAACCTCTGGTGTCCGATTTTAAAAAAGGAGGTTCATTAGATGAATCCTGAAAGATTGCAATTAAAAGGAATGCTTGCCGAAAGCAAAAAAAACTTCCGTACTTTAGATACGGAAGCTTCAGGACTTGTTATATTAATTCGTGCTCTTTTAAATCCATACGAGGATATTAAAAATCTTGATATGGATAAAGTATTTGTTTCTGTAAAAAGACTCAAAGAAATAACGGAAGAAATGCAAACTCTCAACGAAAAAATAAAAAAATTGGAGTCTGAATTTGAACAGTAAAAAACAAAGTTTATTATCCGAAGCAGAACGGCTTTTTATATATGAGTATTTACCTGCCGCTGTTATAGCACGCCGACTTAATCTAAACCGAAAAACAGTAAATACCTGGAGAGCCCAGTATGAATGGGATAAAAAGCGTGCGGCATTTTTAAAATCCAAAATGTCATTTCATGAAGAATTATACGAATTTGCCAGAAAAATTATGCATGAAATTTCAGAAGAAATGGATGCCGGAGAAAAAGTAGATCCAGCAAGAATGAATGCTTTGTGCAGATTTATCCCATTATTCACAACCTCCAAAAAGTATGAGGACACTATAAAGAAAAAAGAGAAAGAAAGCCCCAAAGGCTTAACCCCTGAACTTATTTCTCAAATTGAAGAAGAAATTCTCGGAATAAAACAACCAGATGCCGACCAAGAATAAAACCCCGTTTTTTCTGCCATATCAATTAAGATGGCTGAACGATAATTCAAAAGTAAAAATATGGGAGAAATCCCGAAGAATTGGTGCAACTTATGTTCAAAGCTATGAGGACGTAAGGGATTGCGTCAAACGCACTGTTCCTGCTGTGTGGTTTTCATCAGCCGATGAATCTGCCGCTCGTGAGTACATTGACTATTGCAAAATATGGGCGAATTTATTTAATGTTGCCGCAAAAGACCTGGGCGAACAGGTCTTGGATAAAGAAAAAGATGTAAAAGCCTACGTTATAGCTTTTTCAAACGGCACAAAAATTCACGCATTATCTTCAAACCCTAAAGGTTTTCGTTCCAAGGGTGGAAAAGTTGTACTTGATGAATTCGCATTTCACAACAACCCTGCTGAACTTTGGAAAGCGGCACGACCTTGTATTACGTGGGGATATCCTTTAAGGATTCTTTCAACTCATAACGGTCAAAGCTGTCTTTATTACAGATTCTTGGATCAGGTTGAAAAAGGAAAATTAAACTGGTCGCATCACAAAACCCCGATTCAGCTTGCAGTAGATGAAGGCTTGATAGATAAAATCTACGGCAGACCGACAACGCAAGCAGAACGTGAGGAGTGGCTGAATGAAGAGCGAAAAAACTGCTTTGACGATTACACGTGGTTACAAGAATATTGCTGTGTTGCGATTGATGAAGCGTGTGCATTTCTTCCCTATGATTTGATTTCGACTTGTGAGATGCCGGATGTTTTAAAATCCCTTGATGAGATAAAAGGCGATTTGTATGTCGGAATTGATATAGGGAGAAGAAAAGATTTAACCGTTATCTGGTGCTTGGAACGATTTGAAAATTCAAAATACACAAGAAAAGTTAAAGTCTTGGAAAAAACACCATTCCATATCCAGTACGAAATTATTTCAGAAATTCTGAGACACCCGAAACTTCGCAGATGCTGTATTGATTCAACCGGTATTGGAATGCAGTTAGCAGAAACCGCTCAAAGAGATTTCGGAAAATACAGAGTTGAGGCTGTAATGTTCACGAATAAATCAAAAGAGGAGATGGCATTTAACCTGCGAACCAATTTTGAAGATAAGTCGGTGTTTATTCCCACAGACCACGATATTCGTGAAGATTTACACTCAATAAGAAGAGTTGCAACAAAAGCAGGAAATATCCGCTTTGATGCAGATACCGCAGAAGTCAACGGACACGCTGACAGGTTTTGGGCATTAGCACTGGCGCTAATTGCCTGCTATGTGCCGTATTCGCCTGTAGAAATTGAAACAAGGAGAAGATATGAAACATTAAAGATGACTCAAAATTTTTAGAATCGATTTTAAGCCGTTTAAATTTACTCAGACGATAATTTATACCACCCCGAACCTAAAAATTTAATACAGACGTTTTTGAACACTTTTTGAACGGGGTCAGAAGATAATTTAAATACCAAAAATTTAGGAGACAAAAATTATGCCAAAAGAATTAACATTACCATCCGGAAAAATTGCAATCATTGAAAAGGGCAAAGGCAAAGATTTATTGCAGGCTCAAATCAAGGCAAAGACTTCAGATGAAATTCCCTACGCTCTTATAGCTGAACTTGTTGAAATTGATGGGCAAAAGCTCGTCTATGAGGATATCCTTGAAATGGACTTAGAAGACGTTTTATCTCTTCAAGGTGAAATTTCGGGGAAGTTATCAGTGGGGAAAGCAAAAGAACTTCCGGAGAAACCGGAAGAAAAAACGGAGATAGTAACAGCTCTGACATCTGCTCTTACCTCCCCGACAGCCAAAGCATAATACATTTATGCAAAACTACCGGGTGGCAGTATTCAGAAATATCCGAAATGCCAATCCCAACTTTAGCCTACTGGTGCAATCAGTCAATAAAATACACGAATAAACGTAACGAGGACTTTGAGGAACAATGCTCGATACAATGATGAAAGTTTCATTAACTTTAGTCGCTTTCGACAAAATGTCGAGGGTTATTCGTGATGCTGTAAACAAATCCAATGATGAGTTTGATAAACTTCAGCGAGAAATCAAAAACACCTCAGATTTGTTAGACAAACTCGGTCAGAATATGACAAAAGTCGGAGGTGCATTGACACTTGCAGGAGGTGGACTTGCGTATAAACTTGGAATTACAGAGGCTATTCCTGAAGCATTCCAAATGGAACACAGATTAAGAGAACTCGGTAATGTTGGACAGTTATCCGCAAAACAGCTTGAGGATATGGATAAACGTCTTGCATCAATATCCCGTTATACAAACCAGATGCGGCCTGAAATCGCAGAAGGTTTGAATGTACTTGTTGCATCAGGTATTGATCCGACAAAAGCCCTTGATTATATGAATGTTATCGGCAGAACCGCAACCGGTGAACAGGCAGCTATTGCAGATATTTCAAGAACGGCTTTTGCCGTAAGTGATAACTTAAAAGTTCCTATTGATGATTTGGGAAAATCAATGGATATTCTTGCAATGTCCGGCAAAGAGGGACGTTTTGAATTAAAGGATATGGCTGCGGCATTTCCGAGTTTAACAGCAGGTGCCGCTATGCTTGGAATGAAAGGGACGCCTGCCGTTGCATCTTTAGGTGCTGCCCTACAAGTTGCAATGAAAGGTGCCGGCGAGGCATCGGAAGCAGCAAATAACTTAGAAAACTTTATTCAAAAAGTTACTTCGCCCCTTGCTGTAAAAAACTTTGAGGAAGTTTTCGGCGTTAATCTCAAGCAGGTTCTTTTAGATGCGGCCGCTCAAGGTCGTGATCCAATCTTAGAAGTAATCGAGATGATGACAGAACTTTCCGGCGGAGATGTGTTTAAGGTTTCCGAAGTCTTTCAAGATAAACAGGTTTTAAACTTTATAAAACCTATGATGCAGAATCTTGATGAATACAAAAGGATAAAAGCATCTGCATTAAGTGCCGAGGGTGTTGTTGATTCCGATTTTGAACACATGATGGAAACAACAAACGAGCAGTTCAAACTGTTAAAAATTAATATGAAAGAGCTTGTATTCCCTCATCTTCATAAGCCTATAGAGTTAATAAACAATCTCCTGACAAAAATAAATAATAATCCTCTGCTCCAAAAAGGTTTATTCGGGGCTATTATAGGGACAATCGGCTTAGGAATTTTGCTTACAACTCTTGGCACTGCAACAATAATTATCGGCAAATTTGTTGGAATGTACGGCAAATTCTTGGGTTACGCTCGTGATTTAAGTCCTGTTCTTGCAAGAAATGCAGTTTTATTATTGCAAAATGCAGGATTAACAAGCACTTCTCACTCACTTGATACAGCATTTAACATCTTTAAATCAGGAAATAAACTTGGTTTGAATCTTCCAAAACACACATTGTTAGGTTTTAGTGCTGATATAAGGCGAATTGATAATGAGATGAGAAAAGGATTAATAAGGACTTTCACCGAACTGCCTGCAAATATTTCAAAGTCCGCTCTATCACTAAAAGACTGGACTGTAACATCAATAAAAGCTATGCCGACTAATTTTATAAACGGTTTAAAGGCATTCAAAACAGGTTTTTTGAGTATTCCAAACCTGATTAAAAATGCGATAATCGCATTCAGAGCATTTTCTGTTACCCTGCTTACATCTCCTCTCGGTTGGATTGCTCTTGCAATCGGAGTTGTCGCTCTTGTTATTTACAAATACTGGAAGCCGATTTCAGGATTCTTTAAAGGTATGTGGCAAGGTCTCAAAGAAGGTCTACAGCCATTAATGCCGTTATTCCAGAGAATGGGAAAAGCTCTCTCGCCTATTCTTGCACCTATCAAAGCAATTGTTGATTGGTTCAAAAAACTAATAAAACCTGTAGAAGATACAGGCGGAGCTGCTGAAAAAATGGGCGTTCGTTTTGGTAAAGCCATTGCTAATATAATCGTAAAATTGGTTGAACTTGTCACAAAAGCATTTGAATTCGGAAGTAAAATCACGAGTATGCTTGCCGCAGGGATTATGTCCGGCATTGCTAAAGTAAAAGGCTGTATTTCTCAGGTAGCTCAGGTTATAAGAGACCATCTGCCTCATTCCCCTGCAAAGACTGGGCCGCTTAAAGATTTGCACAAGGTAAAAATTGTTGAAACTATTGCATCAACATTAAAACCGTTGCCTCTCCAAAATGCGATGACTAAGACCTTGGGAGTATTTTCAGGGGGCTTAAAAGCCAACGTGAGAGGTCGCTCATCTGCACCGGCATCCATTGTTGTAACCTATAACCCAACAATCACAATTTCAGGTTCTGAATCCAAAGAAGAATTTTTGAAGATGCTCAAAAAACATAAGGACGAAGTTGTGAACATCATTAAAAGGGAGTTTGAACGTAAGGAACGTGTTGCTTATTAAGGAGTTTTGAAATTGTTCGCTCAACTTGGAGACATAAAATTTGAATTAATAACTTATTTCAACGGATTAAATGAAACCGTATCCTACAATTACGCTCAACACGACCGTATTGAAAACAAACCAATTCTGCAATTCTTAGGCAAAAATTTGCAGGAAGAAGATATAAAGTTAAACTTCCATCGCAATTTCTGCGTGCCGGAAGATGAGATAAAAAACTTAAAAGATGTCGCAGATGCGGCAACCCCTTTGAAATTTATCAAAGGAAACGGTGAATATGTCGGTGTTTTTGTCATTGATGAAATCGGACAAACCACAGAACAAGCCTCGCCGGAGGGCGATTTGATATCGGTTCAGGTCGATGTCCGGCTAAGAGAATACACAGGAAAAATCCCTGAAGATAAACAGGAACAGAAAGGATTTAAAAAGAAATGACGGAGGAGTTCTATTCCTATATCACTCGTGACGGAGACCGTTGGGATATGATTTCGCAGAAATACTACAGCAACCCGAATTTGTATGAGGAGATTATAAAAGCAAACCCCGAAGTTCCGATTGAACCTGTCTTAGAAGCAGGAATAAAACTCAAAATCCCAGTTCTTGAAGAGTCCGAAACCATACAGTTTGAACTACCCCCTTGGAAGAAATAAGCGTCAGCCGGAGTGGAGTTGGCGGAAACGTTGAGTTTTCGACAACGCAACTTAACGACAGCGACGTAGAAATCTTTGATTTCACAGGAGCAAAATGTTAGTACCTATTTTTGAATTATTTTATGAACAAAAAAATATAACTAAAGACGTTTCCCCGTATGTTACTTCTATTGAGTACACAGATGTTGAACATGGAGAGTCTGACGAGCTTCAGATATCATTTGAGGATTCTGAAAAACTCTGGCAGGGTGCGTGGATACCTACTAAAGGCGATGCTTTGCGTGCATATATCGGTTACGAGGCGGAAAAACTTTTGAATTGCGGAGTTTTTGAAATTGATGAACTGGAATACGACACTCCGCCTGATGTTATAACTGTAAAAGGTCTGGCTACAGGAATTAAAAAGCCTTTAAGACAAAAGAATTCTCAAGGTTATGAAAATAAAACCCTCAAACAAATAGCAAAAGAGATTGCAGATAAGCACGGATACACTTTAGTCGGAGAAGTTGCAGATATTCGTGTCGATAGAATTACTCAAAATAAAGAACGTGATTTGACATTCCTCACTAAACTTGCGGAAGAATACGGTTACATCTTCAAAATTGCTGAAAATAATCTTGTTTTCTATGATGTCAAAAAACTCAAAGGAGCAAATTCTACTCAGATATTTTATAAATCCGATTTGCTGCATATAAATCTCAGAGAAAAAACTTCTCAAAAATATAAAGCAGTGCAGGTTTCATACTTCAATCCTAAAAAGAAAAAAGTTGTTAAAGCTACTGCCCGAAATGAAAATGTCAAAAAAGGCGATACTTTAAAGATTACCGTTCGGTGTTCTGACAGAAAGCAGGCTATTGCAAAAGCTCAGGCAGCACTCTCAACTGCTGACACTAAAATCGAGGGTTCTCTTGAATTTACAGGAAATCCGTATTTGATTGCAGGGTCAAATATTGAACTAAAAGGAGTCGGACATTTTTCAGGTAAATACCACATTAAGCAAGCCCGGCATGTGATAGACAGGGCAAGCGGTTATAAAACTTATTGCGAGGTGGAATCGTGTTAAGGTTTGGAATTGTATCACAAATTGATCCCATAAACGTTCAGGCTCGTGTAAGTTTTGAAGATGATGAGTCAACATCATACTGGCTTCCGATTCTTCAAACAAAAACATTGAAAGACAAGTTTTACGCAATGCCGGATATCGGGGAACAAGTTGCCTGCCTTATGGATGAAAATTCTGAAGACGGAGTAATCCTCGGAGCAATTTATTCAACTGAAGATGTTTCAAGCACGCAAAGCGAAAAACAATTATCTGTAAATCTTGAAGACGGCTCATATATAAATGCTGATAAAGAAAATCAGACTCTCACCGTTGCTTTTTCAAAAATGAAATTAATCGGAAACATAGAACACGAG